TTGGTCATGGGCATGGGTTAGCCTTTTGCAGCATCGGACACGATCTTCCGCAGTTCCTCTGCAACCTGATCGTTTGTCATCGAATCAAACGCACCCGAAGGAACAGCGACAATGGTTCCGTCAATCCGGTACGTTGTATCGTTGATCTGCTCGTATTCCATGTTTATCCGAAGGTGTAAAGGGTGAATGTGCGGCTGCTTCCCAAGCGATTCTTGATGCTGATGATGTCAGCCGAGCTGCTCCAAATATTGACATTGCCGTCGACATCTGGATTGCTGCTTGTTCCAAGGGAAACGTTTGCACCTGCGGAAATGCTTGTCGTGGTGCTTGAGCCGTGCCGGAACACGCACGAGGCGTTGTCGCCAGTCGAACCAGTCAAGATTCGAACAGAGCCATAGCCAACGTATCCGCGGTATGGGAACGCATAGGTCGCATCGTCAGCAACCACCACGCTTTGCACCGACATGATTCCGCCTTCGTTCGTTTCAGGGTCACCCACCGGCTGAATGCGTGAAATAATCGCGTTTGGCCTATTGCGCTCTGCTGGATACCCACCAGCGGAATCATCCGCAAGGTTGATATTCGTGTTGTTGAATGCAGAGACGTTCGCGGTGTAATACGTTGTCGGAGAACTCACATTGACAAGGTGGCGAACAGCAGCGCTGTTGTGCCGATTCCCATGCAGCGCGAAGAAGTTCTTGTTGAACGGCGGCGACGTGGCAGAACCAGCCATGAATGCAGTCGTGATGCTTGAAATGAAATTGTCGCAGATGGTGTGGTATGCGGGCGCATCCGATGCTGAACGAAGGGCAACCGTCGCGAAATACTGACATGTTCCGCCGGACATGATGTTCGATGAAACCGTCGCATACAGCGGAGAACTTGGAGTTGCCGCACCTTCGGACGTAATGACAATGGAACCCAACACGCCAATTGGCGCGCTTACGTTATTGAATACCGTATTGCCAGTAATGGTAATACAGCGTGCGCGGACTGTCGTGGCTCCTTGGTAAGCGGCCAACACATATGATTCCGGCGTTGTTGAACCATTTGCCGTAAATGGCGACAGATTCGGCGTTCCAGGAACCTCATCGAAATGCAGGATATTGTTGGCAATAATTCCTGCACACAACTGGACATTGATGGCCGCAAAGCCTCCGCTGATTGGGAGGATGTTTCGGTAACTTGTGTTACCGCTAATCGTAGCCTCGTCCGTCTGCGCCTTGATGTCGCGCCCCTTGCAGTTGACGAACGAGTTGCCGGAAATCGTGGCGCGTGCCGGCGTGTACAGGGCGGTCAGGTTTGCCGGCTGGCCGCCGACAAAGAGGCCGTCGCAGTCAACGTTAGTTGCAGATGATCCGGTGTCCTGGCACGTGACGTTCTCGATCCTGCAATCGGTGACGCTCGCAAACAGCGCGTAGTTGCTTCCGGTTGGACCGATTGAAATCCCGGAACTGCCTGCGCTGCCAGGAATCGAAGCGCCTGCGACACGGTCAATGTTCCTAGCGATGCATCTACTGACGGTAGCCGACGCGAACGCACCGACCGTTCGCAGTCCGGCCGTTGCCACATATCCGCCAACACCAGTGGCGTCAAGCGCCAGCGTGTTTTCAAACGTGCATCCGATGGCAACAAAGGAGGATGAGAAATTGGAACTGTCAATGCGGACGCAGTTGAGCGATTTCGTTGCTGCGTTGAATGCAATGCCAGCAATTTCAAAGGCGAATCCACTGCCGCAATTCATGTAAACCATGTGCGACCGATGCGAACTTGCGTCGCACACAAACGTCGCAGAATCGCCCACCCACCGCGAGTTTGCCGTCAGCGTTGTGCCAATTTGTATTCCTGCGGCATTGTTGCTTGGTGATGCCGCGATGCGGTACGTGCCAGACGGGAAATACAGCGTCTTACCAATCGCAGCCACAATGGCGGTCTGAATTGCCTGTGCATCATCTGCCACTCCGTCTCCGACCGCGCCAAAGTCCTTGACGCTGACCGTATCACCGAACTTGCTCGCCGCGCTGCGGGCGACCGCGCCGGCGCCGGCCGGCGTGTAGGTCACAAGGTCCGCGCTCGTCGCGCCGATGCTGCTCGTCAGGAAGTTGATGAACTCGATGTTGTCGGTCCCGGCGACCGGGGCAGCAGAGAACGTCAGCGTCGTGCCGAGGATCGTGTATGTACTGCGCTGCTGGTACACGCCGCCGATGTAGACCTGCGCGCTGTTGCCGAGCGCACCGGGGTCCGAGGCGAGCGTGAACACCGTCTGCGAACCCGTGCCGCTGAACACCTGGCGCGTGATCGTCGTGGGCGCGCCGCTCGTTCCGGCCGTGATCGCCGTGGGGAGGCCGTTTGCGTCGAATGCGAGGAACGAATTGGCGCGCTGCGCGGCAGTCGGCAGCTCCATGTCTGGGGTGCCGTCAGACAGCGGAGCCTTCAGGCTGCGTCCGACGTCTTGCGACATCTGCTGGATTTGGATGGTCGAGCGGTCGAAAGAATCCGTGATGACCTCCGGGTAGAACCCGCCCTGGTTCGTCAGGTCCGTTGGCTGTAGGTTCGCGATGTCCGAGGTGATCGTCAGCGTGAACCCTGATGCAAGCGCGCCGGCGAGCAGCGTGATGCTGCCGCCAGGATTCGAGTTCTGGTCGCCATTGAGGGTGACGCTGTAGTCGGACGAAAGGACGAGCGTGGACTCGACGCCCGTGGAGCTGTTCAGGCGGACAACGTCGAGGTCTGCGGCCGCGAACACCTTGAAAGTGAAGGGGAACGTGGATGCCGTGCCGTTGCCCGTGAACGGACCCGCAATTCGCGTTGTGCTGGAAATCGTCATCTATAGCGTCTCCCTGCCGTGGGGTGGATGATATCAGTCTGCGGTTCGTTTCTACTTCTTGACACCAGTGAGAGGAGCGACCACCGCGCCGACGCCCTTGACCTCGCCCTCGAGGATCGCCTCGACGCCGTCGATGGTGCGGTTGATCTGCGCGCTCGGGAGTCCCGTGAACGCGCCGAGCGTGTTGATCGCCGAACGGAACCAGGCACGGTCGAACTCCATCTGCCCGGTCTGCGTGGCAAGGTTGTACGCCTCGCCGATGGCGCGGACGCCGGCAGGGCCGCCGTAGCCCATCCGTGCGCCTTCCGCGCCCGTCAGTAGCTGCGCCGCCCCGCCGAACTCGCGGGCCACGACCATCGTCCCCATCAGGAACGATAGTTCCTCGGCAGCCAGTTTCCGTGCCAGCGCCTCCGGGTCGAAATCGTCATCGCCGGCATCGGGCGTCAGCAGCGCCTTGATGGCATGTCCGAGTACCACCGGGACCACCAGCAGCATGACGTAGTCGGCGGCGAGCTTGCCGCGCCCACGCGCCGTATAGGTCTGCACCGCCGCCATGTTGTAAACGGTGTTCATGTACGAGTAGAACACGGTGAACAGCTTCAGGCCCGGGCCACCGCGCTCGATGGCGGCAAGGTCTGCCGTCAGGCCGCTGCCCTGCGAGTCCTTGACAGCCTGGTCGGCGAGCGCCACGGCGGTCGCATCGTCCTTGCCGCCGGCCAGCGCCTTGCGGTAGGCGCCCACCCACGTCGGGGTGTCAACGGCCCGCTGCATGGTCATCATCGCCACGTAAGCCTGCGCCAGCACCTTGCGGACCCCGGCGCCCTTGCCTCGCACAGTGTTGCGGAGTTCGTTCAGCTCGCGGAACTGCGTCCGCTGGCGCTCGGCCATGAACGATGACTTCTCGCGCACGAACTGGCTGGTGACGAACGGGCTGGCCGTGAACTCGGCGATCCCGAGTCCGACCCACTTCGCGCCCACGCGGACCACGCTCTGGTTGAACCCGGTGATCTGGAGCGCGGCGCTCATCACGTTGAACCCGAGTCCCGACGCGCTGATGCCCTGCCGCAGCCACGACAGCGCGCCCTCGACGTTCGCGGGGCGGTCGCCGGCGGCGTTCGCCTTCGCCCACTCCCGCAGCTGCCGCAGGAACTCCGGCCCCCGCGTCTCGCGCACGGCGTTGGCGAACTTCTCGTCCCGCAGCAGGCGGTTCGTGGAGATCAGCCATTCGTGCCACGCCAGGTCGTGGATCACGTCGTTGACACCGCTGAACGCGGCGTCGAGCGTGTAGAGAATCGGGCGACCGACCACCTTCTCGGCACGAGCCTTCGTGAACGAGCGGCGGGTCGTGGCGGCCGTGTAGGTGCCTCGGAGCGCGTCCTTGGCATCCTGCACCTCATCGAAGGTCGCCACCCGGTCGCTCGCCACGGGGTCGTACTTGACGGGGTAATAGCCGCCGCGCAGGGTCAGCGTCTGTCCGTCCGATGTCCGCACGGTCAGCGGCTGCGGCTCCACCCAGTTCGGCTCCTTGCCGTACAGGCGGCGCTCCTTCGCGGCGACCAGCGGGCGGTACGTATCGAGGAAGTCCCACACCTGCTGCACCGCGTTCCATTCCGCGGCGGTCAGGCTCTCGAGGATGGGCTGCACCTGGGCCATGTTCCAGCCCTCGCCGTCGAGCAGGCGCTGCATGTTGCCGGCGTTGCCCATGTTCAGGGCGATGGCGATCCGTGCCTCGCGGTTCAGGCTGCGGTTGATCGACCGGAAGAACATGCCCTTGCCGCCCATGTTGCCGAGCGCGAACACGGGCTTCAGGATCTCTGCGAGCTTGGCCGTCGCCTCGGAGCGCATGCGCGTCTCCATGTCGGCGGCGGCGTTCGCCGTGCGGATCACGGTGTTCCACAGCGGGCCGTCATCCTTTCCTCCGTCCAGGACACGGGCGATGGACGCAGCCTTGAGATGGGCAGCGGCGAACGCCTGGAGCTTGGACACCGTCCGCCCGATGTTCGTGAGCGGGCTGCGCGGGTCGATGTCAAGGCCGCGCAGGCGCCCGGTCGCACGGATGCGGGTGACGATCTCGTCGCGCTTCTCCTCGAACTCGGCACGCTCCTCGGCGAGCTGGAGCTTGCGCTCGTTCTTGCCGACGTACTCGATCTGCTTCACCGCCGACACCAGGTCGCGGAACTCGGCCACGGTCATCTCGCGGTAGTTCACGCGGCGGCCGGCCTCGAGCAGCTCCGGTGCGATGTCCGGGACGATGCCGCCATCAGCCTTCGCCTCCATCCACGCCGTTAGCGTCTGCTTCCTGCGGTCGAGGATCTTGAGCGGAACCGCAGCCACGTCGAACCGCGACAGCAACTCGGCCACCTGGTCCGTGGCGTCGGCGCCCATGCGCTTGACGTTCTCGTCGCGCAGGATGCGGCGTAGGTACTTGACGTCCTTGTCCACCTCGTCCCTGACGCGGAGCGCCTCGGCGGCGAGTTGGTTCTGGTACATCTCCTGCCGCTTGGCGCGGATCAGCGCCTCGTCCACCGTCCCGGTCGGGTAGCGGACCTTCATGCTTTCCGGGATCTCCGTCTTGCCGGCGAGCATGACGGCGTCCTTCGACGCCCGCGCCTCGGCGGCGACATGCTCGCTCGGGCGCACGTCGCGGACCTTCTTGGCGGCGATCATGTCACGGGCTGCCTGACGGGCGGCCTCCACGATCACGCGGGTCGGCTCCGTGGCCTTCGCCGCGAACTTCAGCTCGATGGCGACGAACCGGGCGCGGGCCTCGTTGTGCAGCGCCTTCTGCACCTCGGCGTCCACCGCGGCCTTCGAGTTCAGGTCGCTGAACCGCTGCTCCATGACCTGGTCCGTGCGTTCGTCGATGGCCTCCTTGATTGGCTTGAGATCCATCACGGCCCGGATCATCTGGTCGCCGCTCGAGTAGCCGAACGTCTCCGCGATCATGTCGGGGTTCAGGCCGTCCTTGCCGACGAACCCGTACTTGCCACGCGCCATCGCGGTGATGTCCGGCCGCAGCGCATCAGGCTCCAGCTCGTACATCTGCTTGACGGTGTCCAAGTCGAGCTTGTGCGGGCCATCAACCTCGACCTCCTGCCCGTCCGCGTCGATGAACTTGCCGTATCGCAGGTACGCCTGCGCCCGGTACGCCGGCTCCATGCGGACCTGCGCGGCCACTTCGTCGCGCACCTCCTTGCGCTTGGCGTCGTGCTTGGCCTGCATCTCCTTGACGATGCGGCTGCGGGCGTTGGACAGCCACTGCACCGTTCGGAGGCTCGCCTTCGTCATGTCGTTGATGGCGATGGCCTCGGCATCGGCCAGCGCGGCCTGGTGTTCCGCCCACTGCGCCTCGTCCACCCCGGCCTGCTCGCGGGTCAGAAACGCTGGCTTGATTCCGTCAATGGCCTGCTGCCGGCGGATCGCCGACTCGGACGCCAACATGCGGTCGAACACCTGCCTGACTTCCGGCGTGAGAAGCGGGAGATCCTTCCCGAACTCGCGGCGGTAAATCGCGTTCAGCTCGTCGCGGATCGACTTGTAGACGCGACGGAAGAACGCGCTCATGCGCTCGAACGCGCCGCGCAGCTCCGCGCTGGGCGCCTTCCCCTCGTAGGCGTAGATTTCCCAGTTGTAAGTGATCGCTTCCTCGAGCGGGCGGCGCTGCTCAAACGACTTCGCCGCGTAATTCGACAGTCTCGCCTGCGGCGTGTCGCCATCGACGCCAACGAACTTCAACAGGACGTCCAAGTCGGACAGCATCTGCTCGTCGGCGCGGCCTTCCCGTGCGGCCGTCGTGTAGACGTGCATGAAGTAATGCACCAGCTCATGCGGCAGCGTGGTCGCGTCCGCCCCCTTGTTGAGCATGATGGCCCACCTGTTTAGGTCATATCCGCCGCGGGCTTCTCCTCGGGCGGCTTGCTCTAGGACTTCACCCCGTCCTGCGGGTTGAACTCCGGCGCCGGATCTTGCACGAATGGCATCGGCGTCCGCAGCAGCCTCGCGAACAAGGCGCGTTCCTTCTCCCGTGCCGCCTCCTCGGTCGGACCACTTTGCGGCTTGCTCTTCGAGTCGCTGCTGGTTGACTTCGGTGCGCGTGTACCACGGGGCATTGCCACTCTCCGTTACCTTGAACTTGGCCGGCACGACGCCGTTGCCAACTTTCTTGATCTCCGTCAGGAACTGCCTGAACGCAGGGACGCTGAAATCATACGTTCCGCCGAGCGGTGTCGTATACCTGAACCACGGCGTTCGATCCGTGTCGCGGTTGTATTGCGCCCCATACTCGTAGGAGCCGTATTCCCCTTGCTTACCGGACACCTTGGCGATTGCCTGGTCATCTCCCTTGGCATCAAGCAGAATGGCGTCCAGCGTTGCATGGGCTGCTTCCTGCTGGCTGTAGGCAACCCACGTTTCCCAGTGATACCGTCCGATGCTCGCGTCCTGCGGCCGGCCCAGTTTCGCATACAAGTCATTGATCTTGGCGGCGAGCTGTCGCTCAATGGCCTCGTAAACGAGGATTCCGCGAACGCCTTCCGTCAGTGCATTCAGCGACGATCCGGCGATCTTTTGACCTTCTGCATCCATCACGCCGTCGTACAGGTTTGTGCCGCTGAATCGGCCGTCATCCCAAAGCTGGCGCACCTGCACGCGGTCAAGCACCATCACGTCGTTGAACCCAGCGACCAGCAGCGTGAATGAAACGACCTTGTTGTCAATTCCAACTCCTTCGCCGAACTTCGCGAACTCCCTGCGGATCATGCGGCCAGTCTGCTCCGGGTCAGACATCATGTCGTGCAGTCGCTGAAGGTTGGACTTCCCGTCCTCGCCGATTGCTCCCATCTTGAACAGGAAGTTCTTACCGAAGGCATTCAGGTTGTGGGTTGCCCCGGCTCCTGGCTGGCCGCTTCCCTTCTTTGCGACTGACTTTGCCCACGCCGTGTAGTCATCGAAATCGGCTTCCGTGAACTTGCCGGCAGCAGCCTTCTTGATCCACTCGTTTGCGCCATCAAATGCATCAATGAACAGCGATTCCTGCGTGTACGGGCTGACGCCACGCGACAAGAACGACCACAGGAACAGTTTCCCGGTTGTGACCACGTTTAGTTCGTTGTTGATGTACGCCCTGCGGAACTCGCGGGCATTGTCAAAACCATGCGTGGCATCCGCGATCTGTCCTTGAGTCAGCGTTGATAGGCGAGCAAACGACCCATTTCCGTTCGTGTCGTTGATGAATGCATATGGAGGAACCGGAACATCATTGGTTGCAAATGCATACGACATCATCCGCGACCATGCGTCGGCCGATGTTCCTGCATCTGGGAACTTGGCAAGGATGCCGTCCAGGTTCGCAAGCTGTTTGGATGCGTTCTTGTTGTTCGTCGCAGTGAGGATCAATGCCTTCTTCGGAAGATCCACAGCATCTTGGACTAGCACACGCAATGCAGGCATGAAACCCAATGCATTCTCATTGGCAACTCCGATGCCTGGAGCATCAGCTCCAGCTTGTGCCGGCACCGCCGCCTGCTCGAAGATCCGCGGGCTGGTGATGTCGAAGCGGCGCGACAGCGGGATGACGTTGCCGGCCTCGTCGTAGGTGACGGGGTCGGCAGACTTCACCTGTTCCGGTCTTGTCGCAACGTAGAACGTCGAGGAGTAATCGGTTGAGTTTCGCAGCGTGTCGATGTTATGCGCTGACATCGTCTCAAGGTCACCCTCAAGAATGCCCTCGATACTCAACTCGCCTTCTCGCCATGTTTTGTCCCATTGCGATTTGACGTTCTCAATCTTGCCTGGATTGAGATACAGGTTCAGTCTGTTTTCTCCAAACCATCCTTCAGGAGATGATGTCAGCCAAATGCCTGGTCCCGCCTCTCCTCGTTGAACATCAAATGCAGTGAATGTCTCGTCCGTGAAGTGATAAACGGGGATCGTGTACCCAGCCGCCTTCGCCGCCTCGTCCACCATGCGCTGCGCCGTCGTCATGTCGCCGCGCTCGACGGCGGCCATGTACTCGGCGTCCATCGTCGCCGCCTGCTCCAAGAAGTCAGGCGCGGCTCGCAATTTCTCCGCGATGGTTTCTACCGCACTTTCCAACTGCTCGTTAGCAGTATCCATTTCTCCGCGACCGGCAACCTCAATGTCGAATTCCTGTTCTTCGCGGAACTTTCGGAGTGCATCCTCTAGTTCTGCCGGCGCCCGACCGTCCTCAAGTAGTGCCTCGAGTTCATCCGCCAAATCATTGGTCGTTTGCCATTCATCCGTTTGATCGTTGTACTTGTCCCATGCCGCAATGAAATCTGGGAATGTTTCGCGTGCAGCCTGCTCAAGCGGTACGCCAGCCGCCGCTCCCTCAACGCCGCGAAGCCCGCGCTGCGCTTGGAACTCCGCAGGCGTGATCCCCTGACGGGCCGCCTGGATCACGACGAAATCCCGGTACAGCAGCGAACCGATATCGGCCTCCTCGCGGCTGCGACCGGCTGCCTCGATCTGCGTGCGGATCGAATCGCGCACCGTCTCGGCCTCCTGCGAGAACGACGTGCCGGCGGCGTCCTGCTCCTGCATCAGGCGCATCGCCTCCTGCCGGCGCTCCTCCATCTGGCCACGGTAGCGCACCGCCTCGTCCACCGACAGCGCGTCCGGGTTCAGGCGCATGTGCGGGATCAGCGACCTGCCGAGGTCCGTGCGGGCGAGCCGCGCCCCGAAGGTGGCTGTCGGGATCGTCACGTCGCCGCCCGTCTCGACCTGCTGGTCGAGCTGCTGGCGCACCCCCGGCATCGCCTCGTCAATGACCTCGTCGGTCAGGGCGGGGTCGGCACGACGCGCCTGCTGAAGCACGGACTGCATCGTGCGAGCATCGACGTAGATCGTCTCGGCCTGCGTGCCTTCGGCCTGGGCGGCGAGGAACCGCTCGTAAGCGGCAGGACTGCGCTCGGCGACCTTGTCCTGCTTGCTGACGTCCGCGAGGTCCGTGAAGAACCGCTCGGCCTTGCGCGCCTCCGCGACCTTGCGGGTGTTGACGTAGTAGTTGACAACGGGGCCGGGAAGGCCGACGAGCGACATTCCCTTCGCCGTCTCCACCGCCGTGTCCACCAGCCGCTGCGCGACCTCGGCGCGGCCTTTCTCCGTTGACATCTTGAGAGGCAGGTCGGCACCGTAACTGTTCAGCTCCTCGCCGGCGACGGTGACGATCTCCTGCATCACCTCGGTTCCCGTCTCGCCGGCGATGGCGAGGCCGTACTGCATCCCCGCCCTGCCGAGCGCGGCGCGGGTGGTCTGCTGCGTCACGGCCTGCGCGGTGGCGCGGCGCACGGCACCCTTGAATGCCTCGCGGAACGGGGCGGCGATCATCTTCAGACCGACCATCTCCAGGCCAGCGTTCACCACGCCGACGCCCGTGGCGATGTTCCTGGCGCGGTCGCGCACCTCGCGCATGTCCGACTCGTAGGTCGCTGCGTCGATCTCGCCTGCGTCCCTGCGCTGGCGCAGGACGGTGTCAGCCTCCTCCACCATGCTGCCGTAGGCGTTGCCGGCCTCGAGGACATAGGCGGCTCGCGCAAACCCAACGGACAGGCCGACAGTAGCACCCGCAGCCATGCCTGCCGGGACGGTCGCCGGGGCTAGCGGGCCGCCGACCATGCCCCACCCGCCGCCCATCGTCGCGCCGAGCATCACGGACTCCGGCACCTGCGCCGCCATCTCGGCCTGGATGCCGACGATGTTCGCCGCGCTCTCGATGAACCCGGATTCCTTCGACAGCCGCCGGAGTTCGTCGTTATAGCTCTGGATGACCACGCGGTCGAGCCACGTCGGCTCCACGCCGCGCATCTGCGCCTCGTACATCTTGCCGAGTTCGGAGGTGGCGATTGCGCGTGACAGACCCTCCTCGACGTCCTTCGGGATGCCGGCGAACCACTTGAACACACGCTCGGCCTTCGTCAGGTTGTCAATGTCATCGTGCGCGATGGTGGCGAACTCGCGCTGCCCGAGGAACCGTGCGAGGTTCGGGGCCGTCCGCATGAGGTCGCGGTCGATTGCCTGCCGAGCAACGACCTCGCGCTCCATCTCTGCCATGTTCCGCAGCACCACGTCCTGACCGATTCCGACCTGCTGACCGATGCGCTGCGCCTTCGCGGCCTGGTCGGGGTTGACTGCCGACGCCCCGCGCAGGGTCGCCATCATCTCCTCCTGCGACTCGCGGGCGATCTGCACGGCGATGGGATCGAAACCGGGCGCCATCGGCGGCGGCGCATCGGCCTCCGTCTCGGCAAGCACCTCGAGCGCGATGGGGTCAGGCTGGCTGCCGACGTTCTGCGACGGCGCGAAACGCGCCATGCGCTCGTTGATGTCCGGTTCGATCACTTGGCTCGGCTCCGCATGATGTATGCCTTGATCTGGCGGTTGGTCGGGACGGCGATGCCGACGCCCTCGAGGGCGTTGATCGCACGGATGTACTCGTCCTGCGGGATCGTGACGTCCTCCATCTGCACGAACCGCTCGAACTTCATCGCCATTTCCTCCGGCGTCATGGTCGCCATCGGCTTGGTGATCTCGTTGTAACCGTAGATCATCCCGGGCTTCTTGATGGTCGCCTGCTGCACGATGGCTCGGTCGATGATGGTCTGCTTCTCGTCACGCGACAGCTTGCGGTTCAGCCTGCGCTGCTCCGCGTCCACCATGCTCGTCACGTTCTCGCGGAAGCGAAGCCCGGTGTCAACCTCGTCCTCGTCCTTGCGGTCGGGATAGGCGATGGCTCGCAGGCCGGCGTCCACCAGCGTCTGCTTGACCTGGTCCTCGTCGAGCGTCGATTCCAGGATCTTCTGCTCCGTCTCCGGCTGCTGCAACGCCTTCGCGAGCTTGGCGTACATGCCGACCGAAATCTGCCCGCGCCTCTCCTGAAGGAGCTGCGGCGTCAGCGCGGACGGGTTGAACGTGATGTCAGCCTCGAGCTGCGCGTCGGCGGCCTTGATGCGGTCCTGCTCGCGGCCCACCATCTGGTTCATCAGCGACTGCCTGTCGCGTGGGTTCAGCCGTCCGAACGCCTCGGACGGGCGCATGCCCTGCGCCACGCGGTTCGCCTCCTCGTCGTACAGGCGCCCGTACTCCTGGTTGGCGAGCGCCTCCTCCTGCGCGTACTGCGTCCGCAGGTTCGACTGCACCATCTTCCGCACCTCGAGGTCGCCGATCTCGTTCGCCTTCTCGAGCGCGGCACGAAGGTCGGCCGGCGGCTCGGACGGCCCTTCGCGCTCCGGGTAGGACTTGGGATCGACGGCGGCGTGCGGGTAGCCGTCCGTGCGGATCGACGCCGTGAGTTGCTCCACGGCAACGCGCTGGCGATTCGCCTCGAGGCTCGTTGACAGTGAGTCGTAGACCTTCTCGCCCACCTTGCCCTTGGCAAGATCGTCAAGGTAGGTCTGCGCCTCCGCGTAGTTCCCTTCCCGCATCAGGTTGTTCACGACGCCCTCGGCCACCTTGTCCATGATGTTGCGCTCGATGGCCTGCATCTGCGCGCTGTCGGCCGGCACGCCCTGCGCCGCCGCAGCCTTGCGGGCCTCCTGCATGGCGATCCCGAGGTCAGCCTCGTACCGCACCAGCCCGATCTTCCTGCCGTCCGTGCCGAGTTCCTCGCGCACGGAGTAGGACATCACGGCGTTGTTGGCGTAGGCATCGCTTCGGGCAGCCGACTCGTTCGCGTAGTACCGCTTCGTCTCGCGCAGACGGTGCGCCGTCATCTGCGACTGCCGCGCCATCATGTTGCGGGCGGCAGCCTGCTGGTACATGGCCTTCTGGACGTCGTTCTGCAAGCCGTCCATCGGGGCGGCGAACGCCGCAGACAGGCCGTCGATGGCGTCCTGGTATGCGTCCTCGGCGGCCTTGCCCTCGAGGGACATGTAGTTCTGGTAGATCGCGTCCGCGTTCCGCTGCCCTGCGACGTCGGCACCCTTCGCAGCGGCCTCGTCGAGCTGGTCCTGGATCGCGCTGCCGGCGCGGTAGGCGACGTTGCCAATACCCGTCATGGCGCGGCCGAGGCGCTCGACCTGCTCACCTGCGAGGTTCTGCATGGGCTGCACGCCCGGAGCCTGGAACTGCCCGATGTCGCCGCCCTGCGGCGGCGCGACCTGCGGGACGAAGGTAGTCGGTACGGTCGGCATGGTTCAGAACCTCTGCGTCGAAACGCCTGCGAGCAATTCCTCGATGCGCCTGTTGCGCGCCCACATCCCGCCGATGTCGGCGGCGCTCGTCAGCAGGCTCGTCCCGAGCTGCATGCCGGGATAGATCGTTCCAGCCGTCGCCTGGATGTTCTGCGCCGAGATGTCGGCCATCATCGCCTGCGTCCCGAGGTTGAACGCCTGCATCTTGGCCGCCTCCTGCGCCCGGACGGTCGCCGCGTCCATTGACAGGACGTCGATCTCCTTGATGACGTCCATGCTGCCGACGATCTCGCCGGCCGTCCCGGCCCCGAGCGTGGCGCCACGGGCAGCGAGCGCGGCCTGCGTCCCTGCCCTCTGCTGACCCGCGCCCATCGTGTAGCGGCCGATCTGCTGCTGCCCAGCACGGCCGATCTGCGTGGCGGTGAAGGCGGCCCCGCGCTGGTTGATGCGGGCCATCTCGGCGGCGAAACGCTGGTTCTGCGCCTGCTGCTGGAGCTGCGTCTTCTGGCTCTCGGCCGCGTAATAGGTGCCGATGGCGCTGTTGATGGCCCCGAAGATCGAGATGATCGGGCCGGCGACGGCCAAGCCTTCAGCGAGGCCGGACGTCTCCATCGCACGGTACTGCGGCGACGTCTGGTATAGCAGCGGTTCGGCTGCGAACAGTGATCCTGCGAGGCTCATGTCATCCTCCCAGCACGACCTCGAGGGTCATGCCAACGACGGTGAGCGGAAGCGGGTCCGCCTGCCGCATGTAAATCTGCCCGCTGGCCTTCCAGCTCGGCGTGAGATCGACGTCGAGTTCGTCGGTCTTGAGGCCCGGAGGCGTGCCATACGGCTCCGTGGTGCGTTGCTTGACCTCGACCAGGTTGTCCTCGTCAGGGCCGATGAAGATGCCGCTCGACTTGAACACCCTAATCCACGCCTTGTTGACGTTCTTGAAACGGCCCTGCCCGTAGCCGTCCACGTTCATGGAAATCGGCATGGTCTGGAGGTCGCTCTCGTATGGCAGCCCGACGTGGACGAGGACGGAGGCGCGCTGGAGGGTCACCTGGCCGCCCGTGACGGTCGCCTGCGGCATCACGGCGCCGTCCGCGAGGATGCTGACGGTCTTGCCCTCGAGGTGCGACAGGCCGCTGACCGTATCACGTGCGAACGCCCAGGTCGCCGTTGCCACACCACGGAATGCCACCGCAAGCGTCTTGTCAACGCGGGCCGTGGCGACCGTCGTGGAGGTCGTGGACAGGATCGTGAGTCGGTACTGCGTGCCGTCCGTGGCCGTCAGGACGATGGCATCGCCGACGTCCGTGGTCGCAGGGAACTGGAAGATCGCGCCGCTGGCGGTGATCGTCAGCACTTCGCTCGGACCCCAGGTCGTTCCTCCCGTCACCGTGACCGTCGTGGCCGTGGTGTTCGTCCCGTCGAAGGTCAGGCCGCTGTCAACATGGAAGCAGTTCTTCAGCTCCGTGACCTGCCTGCTCGCCATGCGCTCGACGTACCGCTTCGTGACGCCGCCGATGGTGCGCTTCACGACCACGTATAGGCGGTCCTCCGCGCCCTCCGCGACCGTCGTGCAGGACTCGAAGGTGCCGTCCGTGTCGTGCCAGCTCCATGCGCCGACCTGCTGGTCAGGCACGTAGGTCAGGCACAGCAGGTAGCCCGTGCTTGACACAAACCACAGCAAGGGCTGCGGCGACTTGCTGTAGCACATGTCCGAGATTTCGTAGTTGTCGAACAGGTGCGCGGCGCGCAACGACAGGTCGCCCGTGACGAACCCGCTCGCCTGCCAGGAGTACCCGAGTTCGCGGATGTGTCCGCCGCGTGCGGCGCAGTAGACCACCGTGTTGTTGACGATGGACGGCTGCACGTTGTTCGCGCCGATGTAGGACTGCGGGCGCACCGAGATGGTGGTCGGCGTGATGACGTCGCTGTTGACGGGAGACACGCGCCATTCCGCCGCGCTGGTGAGCAGCAGGAGCTGCGTCAGCGGGACGATGTGGCGGATGGTGTTCGCCTCCCGTGCTGCCACCCGGAAGTTGATCCGGTCGGTGTCCTGCAACGGGATGTGGTAGGACATGTCGCTTTCGGTCCCGGTTCGCGTCATCCACAGCGTCTGCGGGGCGTTCGTCGTGCCGGCGAAGATGCGGCGCTGCTCGAAGTACGAAACCGCGCCGGGGTAGTTGTTGCTTGAGTTGAACACCGTCTCGACGTTCGGCGGCGAGATGCCCATGTCCGGGGCGATGTTGTTGTCCGTGAATGACGTCGCCTCGGTCTGCCCGATGTACCCGTACAGGCCGCTCTGCCGCTTGTAGATGTTGTAGCGGGACGCACCCGTCACCGCCGACCAGCTGATCGTGTTGTACGCGCCTGGAACGGCGAGGTTGTTGGTGGCGCTCGCGGCCGTGGACGCAGGCGTCTCGTCGATCCCGTTCGACGCGATGGCGGTCACTACGTAGTAGTTGTCGATGGTGTCGCTCGGCGACATCGGCTGCACGATCCCGCCGCTGGTGTAAAGGTATGGAGAGAAATCGACCTGCAACCCGGTCTGGTAGGTCACAAGTGAGCATTTCGAATCCGTGTGGAACTTCTCGATGACAAAGAACTTGTCGTTCAGCAGAGTGCTGATTGTTCCGACGATGCCGCTGATGTAGACGGAATCACCCTCAACGAACTCAACGTTCTTGATGTTGTAGTCGAACTCGATGTGATCCTGCGCGATGTCAATGGCAATGATGTTCGCGCCCTTGCCCTTTGTCGCCGTCACGGTCGGCGTTCCAGGCGTGGCGATGTCCGCTCCGAACGTGATCGTCGTGAGCGTCCAGCTGGTCGCGCCCAGCCGCTTCAGCTCACGCGGCGCGTAGTTCGGGTGGACGAGCGTCAGGACATCCGCCGACTGCACGTAGTGGATGTCGAACAGGTCTGCCTCCGCATACGGGTTCGGGATCTCGTAGATCCCGGCCGGCAGCGGATACCAATAGTTCACGCTTGGAGGCGTGTTGTTGACCGACGTGGCGATGCAGTAGTAATTCGTGCCGCCACTCGCAACGAGGTCACCGACCGAATACACGTGGTTCGTCGTGATCGTTCCAGTTCCGGCGGTCGTGATGTCGATGGCGGACCCGGTCGCGGTCAGCGATAGTTGGTAGGTGTTCGCCGCCGCGTTGACAACGTAATACGTGGTCGCCGCCACCAAAGGAGCCGGCAGTGTTCCCGTTGAAGCGACCTGGACAGGCGTTCCGTTGGAGTACCCGTGCGCGTTGCTGGTGAACGTCTCCGTTCCCGTGTTCACGCCAGTGATCGTCTTGGTCGTGCTGTACGCGGCAGGCGTCCCCGGCCCGAGTGTGGCCCCTTGCGTGTGGAACCGGATGTACCCGGCGCCAAGCTCGATGACCATCGTCTGCGTCGTGCTGTAGGTGAACGGCAGCAGCCGCACCTTCTTGGTCGAGTCCTTCACCTCGCGGACGAACGCGAGGCCGGCACGGTTCTCGAGCGGCCCCTGCGGCATCGGGATGAAGTTCCGCACCTTCGCAGCGCCCGTCTGGAACTTGGCATCGTCCACGCGGCCGAACATCTCGGGCGACATCTCGCCGCCTGCGAACGAACGGAACAGGTGCCGTACCGATGCCATCAGCGCCCCGAGATCCAGGAGGTGATGTGTTCGGGCTTGACGTTGCGCTGGTTGCCATCGGAGGCGCGGGCCATCTGCACGTACCCGAGCGCGAGCTGCGTCTGCCGCTTGCCCTCCGTGGCGCCCTCCGTTCCCTTGATGACGGGGCCGGCGAGCATCCCGGCAAGGTGATGCGAGAGCGCGATGGCGAACAGCGGGTCGAACTTGGTCGGGTCGGTGACGAGCGCCTGGTAACGCAGGAGCGCGTTCTCCTGGTTGGTGTAGATCACCTTGTTGCCGGCGGTGTCCGTCTCGATGACGTACTCCTGCGGGACATACGCGCCGGCGCCCGACAGCGGCGGCGTCGTCCAGCCCCAGCCGTAGCGGTCGGCCGGGTACGGGCGGATGGCGTAGTCGTTCTCCGCTTCAGGCGGCAGCACGGCGGTCGCCGTCATCATGTCGCCGGGGACCGCATATGCGTACTTCCACATGGTGTACGGCATCGTCACCTGCGCGAGGCTCACGCGGCGCGAGGCGAACGACCAGTTGTGCATCTGGAGGAGCGTGTCCCGTGCGATGGGGTAGAACCGGGCGCAATGCTCGGACTGCGCCGAACCCTCCGGCGGGTCGATGCTGGCGACCGTGGCATCGTCGCCGAGGTGCGCGAGTGCGAGGTTGCAGATTTCAACGACGCTTGGCACGGGAGCCTCCTATCGGGGAAGGAGGGGAGCCGGGGTTTCCCGCCGACTCCCCTCCCTTGCGTCACATCATGCAGGAATCACTCCGCGGCGACGGCGTCGGGCTTGGGCTTCCGTCCGCGCAGCTTGGGGGCGGGAGCCTCCGACGAATCGGCGGCGCGCTCCGGCTGCTTGGCATCCTCGAGGTACTCGAGGTGCTTGTTGTACGGACCTTCGTAGTTGAACGTGTCCCCGGGTTGCCGGAGGCCGTTGTCCACGAAACAGAGAACCTTTGCCTTGACCTTCGCCATGAGTTCCTCCTATCAGGCCACCGTGAAGCCGGAGGCGTAAGCCGTGCGGCCGTCCTGGATGTCCATGACGATGTCCGCGCTGATGACGCCGGCAGTGTGGGTGCCGGTGGTCACGACCTGCGCGCCGAGGTACCGCAGGCCAGCCGCGGCGATCTGCTGCGGGCTGATGCGGACCACGACCTGCCGGCCAGCAGCGAGGTTCGCGGTGGTGATGACGCCGACCTCGCCGACCACGATGTTGCCGGAGGCAAGCGTGGAGGACGAGGAGGCAACCACCTGGAAGGTGGCATTCGTGCCGCCGGCGAGGGCGGTCGTGACGGTGAACATCACGTAGAGGTCGCGGCCCTCGCCGATGTCGCGGTTCTGCGTTCCCTGCGCGACGGTGTAGAGCGAACCGCTGGCCGTGGCCGAGTAGGCGGTGCTGCTCTGGAGGTCAACGACGTCCGGGGTGCCGCTGGTCCCGGTGATGTAGGTGGCGGCGGACGTGATGGCCCCGGTGTTGCCGAGACGGAGGTTCTGGTCGAGAATCATTGTGCTGTTTCCTTTCTGCCTTCACCTATCAGGTGAGGCGGGCTTCGGCGTTGATGAGGGCGTCCACGCGACGGCAGGGGACTCCGAGGAACGACAGCCAGCTGTACGGCGTGCCGAACTGCGACAGACCCTGCTGCACGGACAGAACGTTCTGGGCGCGGTCCATCGCCTGGATGGACAGGCCACCGTGGACGGTGCGGTTCATGTAGAACGCCGCACGGCCCATGCCCATGTTCGGGATGCGGTAGAGAGCGCGGGTCATCAGCTTGATGAGCTGCGTGGCCGCGTTCGACGCCTGCGTGCCGCTCGCGGCCGCCATGTCGGACACGTCAATGTTGGCGATACGGACCACGTAGCGCCAATCCTTCACGACCAGGCCGTTCTTCCACTGGTAGCGCGTCACAAGCGCCTGCATGCGGTCGCTCGAGGACGCAGTGGATGCGCCGGCCGAGGACGGCGTGTAGACGGTCTGCTCGCCGAGATCCTCGTGCATGAGGCCCGCGCTGCTGCCCTTCGGGAAGGGGCAGTAGACGGTGTTGTCGCCCCACACCACCAGGTAGACGCTGGTGTTGTCGGTGCTGGTGCCGCCGCCCTCGATGATGTTCTGGCCGATGCCCGAGCTGCCGGGGGCAGCCGAGTACCGCGCCGCGAGGCCGAGGAACGACTTCGGCTCGATGGCGGGGTTGCCGTAGAACAGCGTGGTCGCCTGCGTCTGGTTCATGGCCTCGAGGAAGGCCACGTCCTCGGACAGGCGGAACTGCGCCGTGTTGCCGTTGAGCATGGCGAGGTCCTTATCGACCTCGCTGCGGGCCTCGAGGATGCCGCAAGCCTCATCGACCTGCGCGGTCGTGGACTTGCTGTTCGGGATGCCCTGGTTGAGGGCGCGCCAGTAGACGGCCGGGAGGCCGGTGCGGATCACGACGCGCTCGCCGGTGGGCAGGTTGCCCTCCTTGAACACGCAGTCCTCGAGGATTTCGTTGGACTGCGAGAGGAGTTCGGCGATCACGGGGACGCGACCCTCGGGATCGGTGCGCTTCGCCCAATCGGCGAGCGTCAGGTTGCTGCTGGAAAGAACTGCCATTGTGGTGGCTCCTTTGTGTGTTGGTTAGGACTGACTGTACAGAGCATCGGCGAGGTCGTTGAACGAGCGAGGGCCGGCGGGCTTCGCCGCACCCTTCGTCCCGGTGACCACCCGATCCTCACTGATTGCGAGTCCCGCCCGGTACATGAACCGGATGACCTCCGGGTGATTGCCCAGGCCGGACTCGTTGAGCAGCGTGCGGAGTTCGGTGGTGCCGAACGCATCGAGCGCCTTCTTCGCGGTGGACAGGTTCTCCGACAGCTTCTCGCCGCCGAACTCCTTGTCCGTCTTGGACGTGTTCGCCCATTCCGTTCGGATCGCCTCGATCTGCGCCACCTGACGCTCGGCCATCTTGGGGGCCATAGCGTCAAGGACGCGCTGCGCCGCCTCCTGCGACAGGTTGAGTTCGCGGGCGACCTCGGAGTACGTGTTCAGAACCTCGGCATCGAACTGCTTGCCTTCCGGTGCCTTGAACTCGTACTTCTCCGGCGCGGCCTGCGGCTTGGCTTCCGCCTTCGCCTCGGCTGCCGGCTGGTCGCTCGCGACGGTTTCCGCAGCGGCCGCCTTTGCGGCTTGCGGCTCCTGGGTCGCGCTCGGCTTCTGCCCGTCCCCGTAGAGTTTTTCCGCCGTCGCGGAAACGCCTTCAGGGGCCGATGACGGCGAAGCAGCGTTAGTTGTCGTTGCCGCTGCTTCCACCATCGTTGGTTCGTTCATTCGTGTTCTCCTTCATCATCACGGGATACAGCTCGGGGCATTGCGAGTGGACGAGCGAGAGGAGCCGAAGCCCGTAGTTCCTGTTCCC